GACGCAAAAACGGCATGGTCGCCGATTGTCCGTGAATCCGTGTCCGATTGGTATGACACCGTGGCGGAAACACGACTTCACAACGATTCCCAACAACTGATTGTCTTTACCCGTTGGCACGAAGATGATTTGGCGGGTAAGTTATTGAGGGAACAAGGGGTTTATGACCCCGTGGAAAACCCCAACGGATGGGTCGTTGTCATTTATCAGGCAATCAAAGAGGGCGCACCGACCGAATATGACCCCCGACAAGAGGGTGAAGCCCTTTGGGAAGAACGCCATTCGCGTGAAAAGTTGCTTGCCACACGCAAGCGCAATCCGCAGGTGTTCGATTCTCTTTATCAGCAGAACCCGCAACCCCGCGAGGGTCTTATGTATGAAGCCGGATTCGTAGAATATGAGATTCGCCCGGCAACACAATATTGCATCCGCAAGGCTTATGTGGACGTGGCGGACACGGGCAAGGACTATTTGTGTGCAATCATCTATGATGAAACCGAACACGGCAATTATATCGTCGATGTGCTTTACACCACCCGCCCGGTCGAGTACACCGAACCCGCCCTTGCAAAGATGCTGACCAAACACGGCGTTGTCGAATGCGTGATTGAAGCCAACAACGGCGGTCGCCTTTTCAAAAACAACGTTGAAAAGCAATGCCGATTGATGGGTAATGCCAAAACCCGCTTCACGGCATTTCACCAAACCGAAAACAAGGACATCCGCATTTATGAGCATTCGGCGATGGTTCAGAACCTCACATTTATGCCGTTGGGTTGGAAACGCCGATTCGCCGAGTTTGCAAAAGCGATTTGCGGTTACTTGAAAGCCGGACAAAACGACCACGACGATGCCCCCGACGCACTGACGGGAACAATCGAGAAAAGAAGAAAACGCGCCAAATCCGGGGTCGCATCCCTTTTTGGCCGCTAATGTGCATCACTATAAAACACCAAGTGAACAAATGAAGTTAAAAGACATCATCCAATCGGAGAACCCGACCGACCAAATCAGCCTTTTGCAGTCGGGGCGCAATCATCCCATCCCGGATGCCGAACAAGCAAAAAAGGCACTTGACCCGAAGTTGCACGACATCAACGACCCCATCAAGCGCAAGGATAAGCAAGTGCGCGTCGATGTGGACGCGGAAAGCGATTCGGCAAAGAAAGTTATCACCGCCGATGGGGAAGCGGTCGCCACACGCACGGAAAAGGTCGCCCGCATCGCCGTTGCGCTTCAAAAGCTGATTATCAAACGTGCCGTGTCGTTTTGTTTCGGCAACCCGGTCGAGTATAACGCAACCCCCGCCAACGACCAAGAAAAAGCGGTTCTTTTCGCCCTGAAACGCATCTTGAAAGATGTTAAGAGCAATTCAATGAACCGCAAAATCGGACGTGCCATTTTCGGCTTCAAAGAATGCGCCGAATATTGGTATCCCGTACAAAAGGAACACGGCAAATATGGGTTCAAAAGCAAGTTCAAATTGCGTTGCACCATCTTGTCGCCCGCCTTTGGTGATACGCTTTACCCTTACTTCGATGATTCGGGCGACATGGTGGCGTTTTCCCGTGCATACAGCCACAAGGACAACAAGGGCGTTTCAATTGATTACTTTGAAACATTTACCGACGAAGAACATTGGCTTTGGCGTACTAACGGCGGCGGCATCGGTGCGCAGCTTGTCGACGGTTATCCCAAACCCGTTGCCATCGGTAAAATCCCCATCGTTTACGGGCATCAAGAAAAGTTTGAAACCGAAGATGTTGACAAACTGATTGACCGCTTGGAAACCTTGCTTTCCAACTTTGCGGACACAAACGACTATCACGCAAGCCCGAAAATCTTTGTTACCGGGCAAATCAACGGATGGGCGAAAAAGGGCGAATCCGGCGCGGTTATCGAGGGTGAACCGGGTTCAACGATGCAATATGTGTCATGGGCGAATGCCCCCGAAGCGGTCAAGTTGGAAATTGAAACGCTTTTGCGCCTGATATACACCATCACGCAAACGCCTGACATTTCCTTTGATTCCGTCAAGGGTCTTGGCGCGATTTCCGGGCTTGCCCTGAAATTGCTATTCATGGACGCGCACTTGAAAGTTCAGGACAAACGCGAAATATTCGATGATTACCTACAACGCCGCGCCAACGTGATTCTTGCATACATCGGACAATTCAACACGCAGCTTGCCGACGCTTGCGATGAAATGGACGTTGAACCCGAAATAACGCCTTACATCCTGACAAGTGAAATCGACGATTTGAATTATTGGCTTACCGCAAACGGCGGAAAGGCGGTCATTTCGCAAGAAGAATCCGTGGAAAAGGCGGGGTTGTCAGGCGACCCGAAAGCGACCATGCAGAAAATCAAGGAGCAAACGACCGCCGAAAATTCGTTCATGGTCGGCGAACCAATCATTGACGCATAACATTTTCAAAAACCGAATTGACAATGAAAAGACTTTTGATATTTCTTGCTGTCGCCCTGATGCTTCTTGTGGCATCATGCGGCGATGGCAACACCGTGTCCGGCTATGTGGTCGGCAAACGGCACAACCCCGTCCGGCATTACGCCACCCGCGATGCCGTGACGCAGACAACGCGCATCCGCATAATTCCCGAAATGTGGATTCTATATGTCGCGGATTCAACCGCCGTGCGAACCGTTCATGTTGACAAATCCACCTTTGATTCCGCCGTCAAGGGTGAAACAATCCGATTGCGATATGGCAAAGAAAGCGACTAAACCCGACCGCCCCGAATATACTTGCAAAGATTGTGCGCATTCCGAGAATTGGCACAACATCGGGGCGGACGGGCAACCCATCTTTTGCAACTGCAAGTTCCAAAAGTGGTGCAAGTTCCTGAAATACGACTATTGCGAACACTTCAAAAAACGATAATCAATGAAAGCAAGAGTAAAAACAACGGGTGAAATAATTGAAGTCGAAAGAATATCGCGCGGCATTTATGGTCGTGTCGATATTGCGCAGATATACAACCGCGCAAGTCTTGATTTCATCACCACCAAACCCCGAACAAAGAACAAATAACGACCAATGGCAAAGCGTCAAAAGACAACCCGTTTTTCGATTCAAGGATTCGACTTGAACCATTATCGCACCACCGAACAATATGCGGCGGCGGTGCAAGCCTTGTTTGACCGCGCGACCCTTGCAATGGCACAATCAGCCGCCCGGCGCAACATCGACCCCGACAAGCCTTTTTCTTTCGACGATTACCCCGAAGTGAAAGCCGAATTGCAAAAGGTGGTCGGGCAACTTGCGTCGCAACTTCAAACCACGATTGAAACCGGGTCGAAGAATCAATGGTTGTTCGCTTGCGACAAGAACGATGGATTTCTTGCGTCTATCATGGACACGTCGAAGTTGTCAAAAGCGCGGTTGAAGAAGATGCAAGACCGAAATTTGGACGCTTTAAGCACCTTTCAGGGGCGAAAGGTCGGCGGCATGGACTTGTCGCAACGTGTGTGGCGTTATGTCGGGCAATTCCGTGACCAATTAGAAACCGCCCTTGATGTTGGATTGGGAGAGGGTCGAAGCGCACAACAACTTGCCCGCGATGTGAAGCAGAACTTGCGAGAACCTGACCGTTTGTTTCGCCGTGTGCGCGACAAGCGGGGTAATCTTGTGTTGTCAAAGGCGGCGCGGGCGTTTCATCCGGGGCAAGGTGTCTATCGGTCGAGCGTCAAGAACGCCCAACGCCTGACACGTTCCGAAATCAATATGGCTTACCGGGAAAGCGACTTTTTGCGGTGGCAACAACTTGATTTCGTTGTCGGCTTTGAGATTCACCGAAGCAACCATGAGCCCCTTTGCAAATGCAAAATGTGTGACCGACTGCAAGGACGTTACCCAAAGACTTTCAAGTTCAAAGGGTGGCATCCGCAATGTATGTGTTACGCCGTGCCAATCCTGATGGATGAAGAAACTTTCGATGAAAACGAATTGGGCGACCTCAAAGCAGCTTTGCGCGGTACGGAGTACAAGAAGAAGCAAGCAAAGAATCTTGTTACCGACGTGCCGGACGGGTTCAAAGAATGGGTCGCCGAAAACATGGAAGCATCGGCGGGTTGGGCATCGACCCCATATTTCATCAAGGACAACTTTGTTGACGGCGACTTGGCAAAGGGATTGAAGATTGCCTTGCCGACGGTTGAACCTGACACCCCGGATGTTCCGACAATTCCCATATTCAAGGCAACAACACCGCAAGAATTAAAAGATTATATCCTTGCCAATATTGCCGATGATTGCACCCTTGACATAAAGAAAGGCGACCTTGATTTGTGGAATGATATTGTCAATCAACTTAACCAACGCATTCAGCAATTCGGATTGCCGAAGTTCAGCCGGATAGGAAAACCGAGAAGCCGGGATGCCGAAGCGTCATGGGATGGACACGACAACGGATTCAATGTTAATATCCCCTTTTTACGCAATAAAACCGCTATTTCAAGGGCTGAAAAATGGAAGAAACGGGGTGTTTTTTATCCCTTTGCTTATGAGGATAAAGAAGATTATGTTCGTGCCGTTATTGACCATGAAATCGGGCATTGCTTAATGTCGAAATTTAGCTTCAAATCCGACGTGATAAGCACATTCGGAAAAGCGGGCAAATCCGTAATGAGCAACGGCAAGCCTTTCAATGAGATTGCCGACATCTTGGGTTATTACGCATTAACTTGTGAAGATGAATATTTCGCCGAAGCCTTTGCGATGTTCACCGGGGCATCCCGTGATAAATTAGGGGAACACACAAAAGCAATGATGGAAAGATTCGTTGAAAAGGTAAGTGCAAAACTTGGTCGCAACCCATTTGATGCCCCCGAAAAAGAAGCCCCGAAGCCTGACCCCGTGCAAGCGCAACTTGACGCACTGATGCCGTCTATTGAAGCCGCCCGCAAGGTTGCCGATGAATGGGGGCTTACCATTCAACGAAGCACACTTGACAAGGCAGTTGCCAACCGAGAAATCAACAAAATCAATGAACGGATTGCGACCATTACCCAAAAGGCGAATGAACTTCTTGCGATGCTTTCAAAGTTTGTCAAGGATGTTGCCGATGTTACCAAAAGCGCGACCGAACAAGGCGTTGACGTTAAGAAGTTACCCGAATTTACCGTGGTAACTCAAAACCTGATGGCGGCGCAAGCAGACAAGAAGAATTGGAAGAACAATTTCGGTTCATATCAAAACAATCTTGAATCCCTGAAAAGGGCAATCCAAGATGAATTGTTGCGTCGCAAGCAAGAGGAAGAAAAGAAGAAGTCAGCCGCTACAACCGAAGCGTCGATGGAAGATTGGCAAAAGCGCACCGAGGAAGCCGGAACAATCAGCAAGACCGAAAATGATTTGGAAATCGAAAAGGCATTAAGCATTGAAAAGGGTGTCGATATGACCTTTGAAGAATCCAACGACTTGCGCGGCAATCCGAATTATGCTGAACAATACCTTGAATGCGACCAAAAGGAAGCGACCCATTCAACAACCCGCAATGGCGTGAAAGTATATTTGCGCAAGAATCCGAACTACAAAAAGAAATATCGCATAAATTGTCAATCTTGCGTCGTTGCGAATGAAATGCGGCGACGTGGCTTTGATGTTCAGGCGGCGGGAAACACGGCAAATTCTATTCCCAAAGTGCTTTCGCGTCATACCGAATTGGCGTGGCTTGATGCAGACGGAAACACCCCGAAATCAAAGGTTGTTTCCGGGGTGTGGAATAGTGACCGTGCCATTTATGCGAAAAGCCTTGTTGCAAATCTTGAAACCGCAACAAAGGCAGTCGGGCGTTATCACATCAAGTGGTTGTGGTCTAATATGCGAAGCGGTCACATCATTACTTGCGAAAGGCTTGAAGATGGCACGTTGCGCATATATGACCCGCAGAACGGCAAGGTGATTGATGATTTTGTTACCTATGCAAAGGACTTCTTCTTGGGCGACGGCATCAAGGTGTTGCGGGTTGATAACTTGCGGTTAAACACGCTTTATGTCGGTTGCCTGAAAGGTAACAAGAAGAAAAAAGCATCGAAGAAAAAGGGGAAATAAATTATTCCCCCTTTTCTTCAAAATACGCTTGCCATTCGAGGGTGTCCGCAATTCGGGTGTCTTTCCCATCATAGAGAATCAAAACGGGTTCGCCTATGATGGGAATGTCTTTGCCCTTTTCAACGGTCGGGTTGAATACCTGAAAACCGTTCCATTCGGCTTCAAATTCCGCCCCGTCAAACCCGTATGACTTGGCAAGGTCGATGATTGTTTGATTTGGCTTCATTTCTTTTGTCGCTTTCGTTCTATGTTGCCCCGGTAGATGGCGCAACGGTTGTTCTTATAAGGTCGGTCAGGTGCAAGACCATAATTCCACAAGGTCGGCAACGACACACCCAATTCATCAGGCGTGAAGCGGTCGAAGATGGCGGCGACTGACCCGAAATAATAGTGTCTATCATCGCCCAAGCAGACGTGAACGACTGATTCATTCTTCATGTCACTTTCAATTTGAATGTTGTTTATTCGCCTGATGTGGTTGATTACGCAAAGATAGTTAATTCTTGCCGCAAATTCATCGCTTTTTAGGTATTCAAGCGTATCATTCCAAGCCTTTTCAATGATTTCATTGGTCAAGTCGGTGGATGATTTCAGCTTTTCAAGCATCATTGCAATGCGCTTGCGGTATCGCTTAACTTCTTTTCCATCGAGTCCTGAATAAACACCAATGGTCGGAACTTCAAGTGTGAAATCAGCGCACGGGCATCCATAATCAAGCAAGCAAACTTGGTTTGCTCCGGGTCGTGCGCAATCACAGATGGAAGAATGCCATTTGCAATCACATGATTTTTTCATAGATTCAAGCATTGGAGAACGTCGCTTCAAGAATCGCAGAGAAAAACAATGTCAATTCTTTGCCGCCCTTGATGGGCTTGTCAAGATTCCATTTGATAGGATTGACGCTTGAATCTTTGCGCATCAGGCGGATTCCGTCTGCATCAATTTCACCGACCTTTCCGGGGCTTTCCCTTATGTATTCGGACGTGATGGCAATGATTTGTTCGCACATTTCACGCCTTACGCTTGCAACCCTTGAAAGATATTCTTTTTCGGTCATTTTGTCGTGTTGTTAAAGTCGAACCATTCGCGGGGTGATTTGACCGCCGCTTTTTTGATTTCCCGGTAAAAGGCTTTGTTCAGTTTACGAAGCCGGGCAAGGTATTCATGGGGTCGCCAATTCCACCCCGGCATCACTTCATTGTCGGCGGCGTAAATCCCGCCCGCTGACGGCTCAAAGTGAGCAAGGGCAACCAAGTGTCCGTCTTTGATGAAAGCAACGTCGGAAACGCCGCCTTTGGGCTTCTTGGGGTATCTTATCGCCTTGCATCCCGAATAATATTCTTGGATGCGCTTTTGTTGTTCAAGTGCGGCGCGGATTTTCGCGGTCTTGTCCTTGCGGAATGCCACGATGTCGGCGGCGACCTTGTGGCGCAGCTCTGCAACATTGATGGGTTCTTGCCCGGTCGCCATGTCGTAAGGCATAAGACCGTCAACGAACATTCGCACGGCGCGGGTGAAGTTTTCTTTGTCCACGATTTTGTCGTGAAGTTCGGTCAGGAACTCAACCGAAAGGTCGAATCGTTCCGAAAGGGATTTGATTGTTGATTCCATTTTGAAAAGGGGTTTGATTGTTGGTTTAGTCGCCGAGAGTGTCAAGGATGTTGCACAAGGCACATTCGGCAAGTTCTACATTGTCATTTTGGATTCCTGATTCATTGCGAAATATCGACAATGATTCAAGGGCTTCATGTGCTTTTCGGGCGATATGTGCCAACACATGGTCGATGTCAACGCCGCCGAAATCAACGGATGTGGTTGTTGTGGTCTTTATTGTTACTTGCTTCATCACTTCTTGCGTTTAAGGATTGAGAAGAACACGACCACCGCGAAAAAAGCGATGATGCCGATTGCACACGGAATCCACAAGGGGGCAAAGACCCATCCCCAATTCATTTCGGGGCAAGTGGTCAGTTTCAGGGCGACCAAAAGCACGGTCAGCCACAAAAGGATGATTGTTGCGATGTCTTTTTTCTTCATTCTATTTCATCGGTTAAGGGTTGTGTTAAGAAGTCTTTGAGCAACACGGCATCGACCAATCGCCGGATGCGCGTGTGTGGCATTCCGCCCATAAATTCAGGAATCAAGCCTTGCATTCGCCTGACTTCATCCGGCAAGATGGTGTGCAGCTTGCGCCCCGCCTTTGCCGTAATCATCGCGTCGAAGTGCCGAGCATATCGCATCAGGGCGGCAAACATCGCGCACACAAGGTCGGCTTGCGCAATGAACATCACCCAATCCGGCAACAAGTCGGGGTTCTTGCGCTTATATTCCGAATGAATCACTTTCCAAGCCCATTGCAACGGGGTTGATTCTTCAATGAATTGTTCGGCGTGAATGGCGGTGCGTTGGCGATGTTCCCAATCAAGGATTTTTGCCCGTTCCCGGTCATATTCCGCCCGGATGTCGCGCAATGCCCGTGAAAGCCGCCGTGTTTCCTTGTTGCCAATGATGCGGGCTAAATCCATAAGGGTGTCGATATAATCCCAAATGACATCGAAGAACACGAAAGGTAAATAAGAGATTCGGAAAACGGTGTGGCGGTCGAATGCCGTTGCAATGTTGAAGTCAGTATGCGCCGCCCGTCGCGGCATGATGTCAAACGACGGGGCGGGCATCGGCACGAATCCGGGGTTGTGCTTCTTGATGTAGTCAAGAATGGCTTTCGGGGGCTGATTCATCGTTTATCCTGATTATGTTGTGAAAATCGCATTTCAAGGTCAAACACGCTTTTGCCTTTCCCTTTCATCGGTTCTTCAAGGCGGGCTTGAATATCTTTTAACCGTTGCCAATATTCAGGCAAATAACGGTATATATTTTCAAGTTCTTTAAGATTCTTATTCCGGTAACACCAACACGACACACGGGAAAGGATGTCATATAATCGAATGCCGTTTTCAATCCAAAAGAACCCGTTGTTGTAGCAGTATTCAAGACAATCTTGTTCGGTCATTCCCCAATCATTCAAAGGGAAAACCTTATTGCCTTTTCGTTCTTTGTCAAGACGCAAAGGTTCATCGAAAGCAATTCCGACATATTCAATCGCATCTTTGCAATATTGTTCAAGTGCTTTCAGTTTTGCCGATGTTCCCCATCTGCAAACACCGCCGCACCACGAATAACCATATTTGTGAATGATGTTTGTTCCGCGTTTTTTGACGGGGTGTTCAAACATTAAATAATCAAACGGTTTGTCCGGGTGTAGTTCGGTGTATGTTATGCCACGTTCACGCAACAAGGGCAAAACTTTGTCGCGCGTGTCATATATTGCCATAAATTCCTTGCCCGTGTCGTAGAAAACAACTTCATCAAGGGGGCAACCATCAAAAATGAGTTTCAGGAGCATGGCAAGACTATCTTTGCCAAAACTAACGCTTGCAATATGTTTCATATTAAGACACTATTTGACACAACAAAACCATGCGTTCACAAATGCGCGTTCAACGCGCTTGCACATCGCGTGATGATATTCGGACGTGATTTCACCCGAAAGGCGACGCACCGCCAAATCAAACATAAGGCGGGCGCGTTGTGCTTTGATGATGTGCCGGGGCTTCATGCGACCGAATCATTAAGGGCGTTGACAAATTCAAGGGAATCATAATCGACAAAGCCGCCGTCACGGATGATGGATTCAAGGGCGGATTTGCCGCCACAAGGCGAATAAGGCACGGCGGTTTTCTCGTGCTTGAATTTGATAAATCCTTTGCCGGGGATGAAGAATGCGTAACCGCGCGAGAAGCGGCACATTCCTTTGTGAGTGTTAAAGTATAAGCCTTTTAACGCCCTGATTTCAAGTTTGGCGTTAAGGGCGATTGTTTCGGGTGTGCGGGTGAATGTCATTGTTGCGAAAGATTATGCGTATCACTATAAGACACACAAGATTATTTAATAAGGGCGGACGTACCGCCCCGGTTTGTTTTATTCGGATGCTTCGGAAAGGTGGTCAAGGCATTCTTGCAAATCATCGGCTGCATATTCAAGGGCATCAATCGCCGATTGCATCTTTTCGCCCCGTTCACCGTCTTGCAGTGATTCGGGCATATTGTCGAATGCTTCTTGTTCTTCATCGCGCAATGCTTCGATGGCTTCTTTGATTTCTTCGATTTGCGCGGTCAGTTTGTCAATTTCTTTGCGACGGGCGTTGTTCATTGTTGCGAAAGGTTGTGGGGTTGTCCCCGGTTAAACGACGTGTCTTGTAGTAAGACACCGCAAAGTTAGTTGTTATTTTGGAAATAACAAACATTTTCGGGGAAAATTTTGCTTTTGCAGTCCATTTTTAATGCTCGTGCAATGCAAATTGTGAATAAGTGCGGGATAACTTGATTTACATTCGCGCGTGTATCACTATAAAACACACTAAATTTGCGGTGATTTGTAAACCAATAACATCACAACGAATGAATATCCAAGAATTACTTGCGTTACTGACTGCAAAATTTTCAGGCGCGCGAAAAGATGGATTGTTGCAGTTGGCACGCTCGCTTGCGTTACAATGTGCGACAAAAGAGGACGCGGAAGCGATTATTGAGAAACTGACCGATGCGCAAGTCAGTGAATTTATCAAGAACTACCGCGCGGATGTGGACAAAGAGGTGTCCGACGGTGTGAAAACATCGGAAACCAATTTGCGCAAGAAGTACGACTTCAAGGAAAAGACCGGGGCAACCATCACCGAACCCGGCGGTGGTGGTGATAACAACATCGCCGAAATCGTGAAAAACGCGGTTGACGCGGCGGTCAAGCCTTATGCCGACCGAATCGCAAGCATGGAATCCGACAACATCAACAAAACAAGGCTTCAACGACTGAACGAAGCGTTGGCATCATGCAAGGATGAAACTTTCAAGGCTCAAACCCTGAAAGATTTCGCCCGCATGAAGTTCGACGATGATTCTTCTTTCGATGAATACTTGTCCGACAAGACCGCCGACATCGCAACCGCAAATCAATCGTTTGCCGACAACAACATGAGTCGTTCCGGCGGGTCGCCCTTATTCTCCAACAAGGCAGAATCCGGCGTTTCGCAAGCCGTCGCCGACTATGTGGCAAGCAAGAAGCCCGAAAACAATCAGTTCGCGGGCAAAGAACTTTAATGTCAAACCCCTAAATCCTTACAAGCATGACAATGCAGGTAAAACGCAAAAAGGATAGCCGCGTGGTGAAATGTATCGTTCATCGCGTCGCCGATATTCCCGGCGGTGTGACGGTCGAAACCGCGTCACTTGGCGGCAAGGCACTTTTTGAGGGAACACCGCTTGGCAAGGGCAAAGACGGTCTTTATAACGTGGTGAAAACCGCGCAGATTGTCACCGCCGCCGATGCCGCCGCGACCGCCTATGAAGTCGCAAAGGGGCATCACTTCAAGACGGGCGACCACTTTTCCGCCGGGGGTGCTAATGGTCAGACCATCGCATCCATCGACAAGAGTGACCCCGCAAAGGATGTTATCACCCTTTCCGCGACGCTTGGAAAAGCCGTCAAGGTCGGTGACACCGCCTTTGAATCAGCCGGAGCGAACACCACCCTTAAAGTTTCCCCCGAAGCCGTTGCCGGGTCGAACTATGACGTTGACCCCGACGGCGACAACCTTTGGGTTGATGCGTGGCTTATCGGTGCGGTGCGCGAATCCAACGCGCCCGCCGTGTCCGACGCAATCAAATCAACCCTGAAAGGCATCGTTTATTTCTAACCCCTAACACGCCAACAATATGCAGAAAACACTGATGGTGGGGCTTACCGAAAAGGACATGGAAGCGGAAATCCGCACC